TGGAGAAAGACAATGAGTGAAACTGCAAAAGAAATAGACCTCAATGATGGGGTGCAACTTATCCTCAACCGCATGAAAACCAACCCCGAGGAGTTCTTCGGTGATGCTGGGCGGTGGAATTGGATATTCAAAGAAAACCTGCGAGAGGTGATGACCGAGATTGAGAAGGCCGCAATCTTTGAATCGCTCAAAGAAGTTCGCCGAGCCGAGCTTACGGCAAAAGCCTTGGGCACAATTCTGCGTATCGAGGAGGAGGCAGAACTCAAAGAGAAGGGGGCGCAGGGTGCGTACACAGGACAGAATTTGGCCATGAGCACAGGAACAGTTGCCCCTGCTACCCTAACTGCACCGAGCCGAGGCCGGTTGAAAGACCTCGGATGAAAATTCTGACGCTCGACTTCGAGACTTTCTACTCCCCTGCGTTCAGCCTGACCAAGATGACGACCGAGGAGTATGTGCGGTCGCCCGACTTTGAAGTCATCGGTGTATCAGTGCAGGAGGATGGCGGGGAGCCAGTGTGGTTCAGCGGCGACGCTTACGCCTTGCACCAGTTCCTTACCTCTTATGATTGGGCGAACGCTCTGGCGCTAGCGCACAACGCACCATTTGATGGAGCAATCCTGACGTGGAAGTTTGGCATCAAACCCAAGGGCTGGCTGGATACCCTATCGATGGGGCGTGCCCTGCATGGTACGGAGGTAGGAGGAAGCCTTGCGGCCTTGACGCATTACTACGACCTTGGGGAAAAAGGCACAGAAGTTGTTAACGCACTTGGTAAACGCCGAGCCGACTTTGCCCCCAATGACCTTGCCCGATATGGCGAATACTGCAAGAACGATGTGGCCCTGACATGGAAGCTCTTCAACGCAATGAGCGCTGACTTCCCGCCCGAGGAGTTGCGCCTGATTGATTTGACGGTGCGTATGTTCACCGACCCAGTGTTGCAGTTGGATACGCAGATATTGAACAAGCATTTGAACGCAGTGCGCCAGCGCAAAGAGTCATTGTTGGGGGCGTTCGACAAAGATACCCTGATGAGCAACCCTCAGTTTGCTGATGTGCTCAGAACCCATGGCGTCGAGCCGCCCATGAAAATTAGCCCAACGACGGGGAAACAAACCTATGCCTTCTCTAAGACAGATGAAGCGTTCAAAGAACTTCTCGAACACGAGAACCCTCAAATACAAGCATTGGTCGCCGCACGGTTGGGTACGAAGTCTACGATTGAAGAAACACGAACAGAACGTTTTATTGGAATTGCTGGCCGAGGGTCACTCCCTGTCCCCCTGCGGTATTACGCCGCACACACCGGACGCTGGGGCGGGGACGACAAACTCAACCTCCAGAACCTCCCCCGCAATTCGCCCCTGAAGTTTGCGATCATTCCCCCATCTGGGCATGTGTTTTTGGACTCCGATTCATCGCAGATTGAGGCACGCACGCTGGCTTGGCTGGCTGGACAGGAAGACTTGGTGGAGGCATTCGACCGTGGCGAGGACGTTTACAAGATCATGGCATCTGCTATTTATGGCAAGAGCGTGGCGAGTATCACGAAGGATGAGAGGTTCGTTGGGAAGACCACAATCCTTGGTGCAGGATATGGTATGGGCGCTCAAAAGTTCCAAGCGCAACTCAAGAACTTCGGCGTTGAGTTGGAGTTGGAAGAAACGAAGAGGGTCATCGATACCTATCGGCAGACGTACCCAGCCATCCCACAGCTCTGGCAAGAATCACATTCCATCTTAGGTGCAATCATTGGCGACCAGTACGCCGAGTTTGGACGCAACGGCATCTTGAAGGTTGAGGGGCGCAAGGGCATCCGACTGCCCAATGGCCTGTACATCAAATATCCTAATCTGCGGTTTACCGAGACCGAGCAGAACGGACGCCTCAAAACCGAGTACGTTTATGACGCACGCAGGGGCAAACAGATGGTTGCCAACCGCATTTATGGTGGTAAAGTTATCGAAAACGTGTGCCAAGCGCTGGCCCGAATCGTTATCGGTATGCAGATGCTGATGGTGGCAAAGAAGTACCGAGTCGTGATGACTGTGCATGACGCCATCGGTTGTATCGTGCCAGAGGCGGAGGCCGAGCGTGCTAAAGAGTACGTTGAATTGTGCATGCGGTTGCGGCCCGAGTGGGCCCCCGAACTACCCCTGAACTGTGAAGCTGGATATGGAGATAGCTATGGAGCATGTTGAACTGATTGATTACGCGCACCCCCTGATGATGGCCGAGCGTAACCTGCGGGATGGGTACAACGCCCTGATCGAAGGTGATTTGGAAGTGGGGGAGACCCTGCTGATAAATGCGGCGGTGGAAGTAAAGATGGCGCTGAACGCTGTCAGACACGCAAAGGAAAGCAAACGTGCCTAAAGTCACATGGTCGTTCAGCAGTCTGAAGACCTTCCAGCAGTGCCCGAGGAAGTATTACCACACCAAGGTCGCCAAGGATGTGGTGGAGGGTGACACTCAGGCCACGATCTACGGCAAGTCGGCGCACACTGTTGCCGAGGAATACATTCGAGACAGTGTGGAAATCCCTCCAGCATTCTCTTACATGCAACCTGTACTGGATACGCTGAAAGCCATTCCCGGCACGAGGTACTGCGAGTACGAAATGGGGTTGAAAGAAGACTTGACCCCCTGCGGATTCAACGACCCTGACCGCTGGTGGCGGGGGATTGCCGACTTGCTTGTGGTCAACGAGGAAATCGGACTGGCTTATTCTGCCGACTACAAGACCAGCAAGAGCGCACGGTACGCCGACACCAAACAGTTGGACTTGGTTGCCCTTGGCATCTTTGCACACTTCCCCAAAATCAAGCGGGTGAAGTCTGCCCTGATCTTTGTGGTCAGCAAGGAGTTTGTCAAAGCCGAGCACCATGCCGAGATGATTCCCAAGTACATCGAAGGCCCCCGCCGAGATGTTGCACGAATCGAAGCGGCGTTGGAAAATGGAGTCTGGAACCCCAAAGAGAGCGCACTGTGTCGGTTCTGTCCGGTTAAGCAGTGCGAATACAACAGGAGTTGAACATGCCATACGTTAACAAACCCCGTCCGTACAAAAAAGAATATCAACAACAGATCGCCAGAGGAGAAGCAGATGAGCGTCTTGAACGCCAACGAGCAAGAGAAGCAATCGACAAAAAGAACCCCGACCGAGACAAAGATGGCCGTGCTGATGTCCGTGAAGGAAAAGATGTTGCACACATCAAAGCTCTATCTAAGGGTGGGTCAAACAAAAACGGAACGAAGTTGCAAAGCCCATCGGCCAATCGTTCATTCAAGCGTGGCTCTAACCACAAAGTAGTGTCCGAAATCAGCACCAAGGAAAGAAAAAAGAAGTGAACCTATCAGAGTATCAGTGGCCCCGGCCTCCGGGGTTCCAACCGTTCGAACATCAGAAGTCAACAGCAGAGTTTTTGATTAGTAACCGCAAAGCGTTTTGCTTCAACGAGCAAGGCACTGGCAAAACTGCATCAGTGATTTGGGCCGTGGACTACTTGATGACCCTTGGCGTGGTTAAGCGGGTGCTGGTTGTGTGCCCCCTGTCCATCATGAAGTCTGCGTGGCAAGCCGACTTGTTCAAGTTTGCGCTTCACCGTACAGTGTCTGTCGCTTATGGCTCTGCTAAGAAGCGTAAAGAGATTCTCAACGCGGGCGCCGAGTTCGTCATCGTCAATTTTGACGGCGTGAGCATTCTCAAGAACGAGATCATCAGGGGCGGGTTTGACCTGATCGTGATTGATGAAGCCTCAGCCTACAAGAACCCCCGCACTGTACGTTGGAAAGACATGCGGGAAGTGTGTCGAATCGTCAAAGGACTGTGGATGCTCACAGGTACACCAGCCGCTCAGTCGCCTGTGGATGCTTACGGATTGGCAAAGTTGATCAACCCCAAGGGAGTTGCTCCGTTCTTTGGGCAGTTCCGAGATCAAGTGATGATCAAAATCACCGACTATCGGTGGGTTCCTCGGCCCGAAGCCAAGGCCATCGTGCGCAATGTGCTTCAGCCAGCAATTCGGTTCGAGAAGAAAGATTGCCTCGACTTGCCGTCGGTGACATTCATGGACAGAGACGCACCCATGACTGCCCAGCAACGCAAATACTACAAGACGTTGGCCAAGCAGATGCTGATCGAAGCCGCAGGTGAAGACATTTCTGCCGTCAATGCCGCCGTGAAGGTGAGTAAGTTACTGCAGATCGCTTGTGGTTCCGTATACACAGATACAGGTGAGGTCATCGACTTCGACGCCAGCGAGCGACTAAATGTGGTGCAAGAAGTTGTGGATGAATGTAGCAACAAAGTGCTGATCTTTGTACCGTTCTCCCACTCCATCGAAATGGTGCGCAGACATTTAACCAAAAACGGTGTGTCATGCGAGGTCATCAATGGTGATGTGAACGTCAACAAACGTGCGGAAATCGTGCAGTCGTTTCAGACCTCCACCAACCCCAAGGTGCTCATCATCCAGCCGCAAGCCGCCTCCCACGGACTTACCCTAACTGCCGCCGACACAATCATCTGGTACGCTCCATGTACCAGCGTTGAAACCTACCTTCAGGCCAACGCCCGGATCGACCGACCCGGACAGGTGAACCCAATGACTGTTGTACACATCAAAGGTAGTCCGGTCGAAGCACGGATGTATTCCATGTTGCGCAACAACATTCGCAACCACAACGAGATCATTGATCTATACCGCCAAGAAATTTTAGCGGCTGAAGAAGAAATTGCTTGACAATGTCAAGTAATGTGATATACTAACCAAAAACAGGAGCAGAGAATGAGCGAAATGAACGATGAGGTTCAGGGCAAAGAACCCTCTACCTTCACCCCAGACCTTGACCAACTCACCAAAGTCTACATCGCCATGCGTGATGCCAAAGACGCACTGACCGACAAGTACAAGCAACAACTCGCCACCATCGAGGAACAGATGGATGTGGTTGAGCAGAAGCTGCTTGAAATATGCAAACACATGAACGCCGACAGCGTTCGCACCCCACACGGCACAATCGTCCGTTCTCTTAAAGCACGGTATTGGACGAACGATTGGGATTCGATGCACAAGTTCATCGCTGAACACCATGCATTCGGCCTGTTGGAGAAGAGACTTCATCAGACAAACATGAAGGAGTTTCTCTCTGAGAATCCAGACTTGCTTCCCATTGGCCTCAATGTGGAGCGCTCTTATACCGTGGTTGTTAGACGTTCAAAAGGAAATTGAAATGAGTAATCTCACTGTGATCGACGCAAACCTGCCTGACTTTCTGCAAACCGCAGGTGTCAGTGACCTGACCAAACAACTGGCTGGCAAAGCCGCAGGTACTCCCCGTATCGTGCCCAAGAACGGCATCTTCCGCAAGGTTGTCGGTGGCGAGGAAATGGGCAAGGTGAAGGGCACTATCAATGCCATCATCGTCAACGCTTCACCCAAAGTTGGCCGTATTTTCTACGCCAAGCAGTGGACTCCCGAAGCCGAGCCGACCGCACCTGACTGCTTCTCGAACGATGGTCAATCCCCTGACGCTGGTTCGGCTAACCCCCAAGCCAGTCGTTGCGACGAGTGCCAGCAGAACATCAAAGGTTCGGGCATGGGCAACTCCAAGGCGTGCCGTTACAGCCGCCGCATTGCCATGACTCTGGAAGAAGACTTCGGTACTTCTCTGGAAGGTCGTGTGTACCAGATGAACTTGGCTTCCAAGTCGCTGTTCGGTGATTCGGTTGGTGACAACACCCACCCCTTCGAGAGCTACACCAAGTATCTGGCCAACAACGGCAAGTCGCTCGACTACGTCGTGACACAGATCAGCTTCAACGAGGACAACGACAACCAGTCTGTGTTGTTCACCCCCGTGCGCTTTATCAACAAGCAAGAGTTTGAAGTGACCGGCAAGCTGGGCTCCAAACCCGAGGTGCAGAAGATGATCATCATGACTCCGTACCAAGCGGATGTGTCTGGACGTGCGCCTAAGCTGGAAGCACCAAAAGCTGCCGCTGAAGAAGTAGCCGCTCCCACCAAGCGTGAGAGCAAAACAAAAGCCGAAGCGCCGACTGTGACCAAGAAAGACTTGGACTCAGTGGTCAAGGCATGGACTGACGAGGACTAATCATGCCCATTGGTTACAGCATTGGTTTGATGCAAGCCAACAAACAGGCCAACATCAAATCTCTCGGTGTAGCCCTCGGTCGTGTGTGTATCCATAAGGGTGTCAGCGTTCGTGAGGTGGCTGGGTACTTCGGGCTCAGTCGCCAAGCGATCTACGATTGGTTCAAAGGGGACTCTGTCCCCGACCCTTCCATTCACTCACGCATCGAACGGTATATCGCCAGCCTCAAGAAAAAGTAAGTCATGTCATTCGACCTTCTTGATACCGTTCTCCCAACGGAGGGCAGGTACTGCATCATCGGTATAGGTCGATACCCAGATCAGCGCTTTGCGGAGACAAGAGAGCAAGCCGACGAGATCATTCAAGAATTCGTCGACGCAAAAATCGATGCCTATTTTGGTTGTGCCAAGTTCGGTGTACTGGATGAGCGCACACACGAGAACGCCCTGTATTTCAGGTCGCTCTGGATGGACATTGACTGCGGCCCCACAAAGGGCGTGCCTAACTCCAAGGGCAAAATTGAAGGGTACTTAGACCAGCAGACAGGGCTCGCTGAGCTTCAGCAGTTCTGTAAAACAGTAGGATTGCCCAAACCAATCCTCATCAACTCAGGCAATGGCATTCACGCTTATTGGCTGATCGACCGTACTTTGTCACGGCAAGAGTGGAACCCGCTGGCCAAACGGCTGAAGCAACTCTGCAAAGAGCACAAGCTCATTGTTGATGACAAAGTCTTTGAAGCCTCTCGGGTGTTGCGCCCGTTGGGGTCGGCAAATTTCAAAGACAAAGATAACCCAAAACCAGTGGGGGTCTGGAACAATTCTACGCCCGAGTTGGGGTATGAAGAATGGCTGAATCTACTCGGAAACCCCGAACCCGAGCCAGACGAAACGCCAGATTTTGTACCCTCATCTATGAGCCCGATGATGCAAGCGCTCATGGACAACAAGGTCAAACGGTTCAAGACCATCATGATGAAGGCAGAGAACGGTTGTGCGCAACTGAACTACTGCTTTGCGAGTCAGCAAGAAATTGATGAACCGCTTTGGGTATCCGCTCTGTCAATCACGGCGTTCTGTGTGGATGGCGACGAAGCCGCACACAAAATGTCAAACCAACATCCAGAGTACGACGCAGAAGAAGTAGAAACAAAACTGCGAAACATCCGCAAGCGTGGGGGCCCACATCACTGCACCACGTTTGAAGAGCGCAACCCCGGCGGGTGCGACGGATGCCAGCACAGGGGAAAAATCAAGTCACCGATCGTTCTGGGTATTGAGATAGCCGAAGCCGACCCCGAGGATAACGAGTTTGTGGTTGAAGAAGAGGGCGAAGCCACCACATACCAAATTCCGGAGTTTCCGTTCCCGTACTTCCGGGGCAAGAAGGGAGGCATATACCGCCGACCGGACAAAGAGAACTCAGAAGAGTCACCTGCGCTGGTGTATGAGCACGACTTCTACGCCCTCAAGCGCATGAAAGACCCGGAGATTGGTGAAGTGGCCCTGTTCCGCTTGCACCTACCGCACGATGGGGTGAGGGAGTTCACCATGTCGGCGTCCACTATCTGCTCCAAAGATGAGTTGCGCAAGGCGTTGGCTCAGCATGGAGTGGTGACATTCAAGGCACAGTACGACAACCTGTCCACGTTTGTGGTGTCGTCAGTGAAAAACCTACAGTACACAAAGAGAGCAGAAATGATGAGAACTCAATTTGGTTGGGTTGATGGGGATAGCAAGTTCATCCTCGGCGACCGAGAAATAACAGTTGATGGTACGTTCTACAGCCCTCCATCGACCACGACACAGGATGTAGCCGCAAAGCTACAAATCAAGGGCACCTTTGAGAAATGGAAAGAGGTGTTCAATCTGTACGCTCAAAAGGGTCTTGAGCCACAAGCGTTTGCCGCACTGACGGCTTTTGGGTCGCCTTTACTTAAATTTACAGGGCTGGAAGGGGCCATCATCAACCTGATTCACCCGTCATCGGGCTCAGGCAAATCGACCGCCTTGTTTATGTGTAACAGCGTCTCTGGAATGCCCAAAGACCTGACCTCCATGTATAAGGATACGTTCAACGCCAAGATTCACCAACTGGGCGTTATGAACAATTTGGCCAACACCATCGACGAGATCACCAACCTCAGTGGCATGGAGTTCTCTGATCTGGCTTACAGCATCAGTCAAGGCCGAGGCAAAAACAAGATGAAGGGGCAGACCAATGAGCTGCGCATCAACAACACCAAGTGGCAAGGGATTACCCTATGTTCAGCCAACGCCAGCTTTTACGAGAAGCTCGGTGTGGCCAAGAGCAGTCCTGACGGTGAAGCCATGCGCTTATTGGAGTACAAAATAGAGCCGTCCGAGCTGATCTCTGCCGAGGTGGGCAAGCAGATGTTTGATCACCAACTGCGGGAGAACTACGGGCACGCCATGGAAATCTACGCTACGTGGTTGGTGGCCAACAAAGAGGACGCCGTGAGCCTACTGCGGAAGATCCAAGCCCGCATCGACAAAGAAGTCCAATTCACCGCACGGGAGCGCTTCTGGTCAGGTGTGGTGGCGTGCAACATTGCAGGGGGCCTGATTGCCAAAAGCCTCGGCTTGCACGACTACGATATGCCCGCCATCTACGAGTGGGTCAAAGTGATGCTCAACGAGATGCGTCAAGAGGTTAAGCCTCCGCAAGCAAACCCAATCACCATCGTGGGTGAATTCATCAACTCCCGCATCAACAATGCGCTGGTGGTCAACGACATAGCGAGCAACTCGGCGCTGGCACCCTTACCGTCGATGGAGCCCAAGGGTGAACTGCTGATTCGCTTTGAGCCGGACACCAAGCAACTGTTCATATCGGCCAAGGCGTTCAAAGACTTTTGCGTCGAGACTCAAATCAACTACCGGTCTACTCTGACCGAGCTGGGCAAGATCGGCGTATTCAAGGAAGCCATGAACAAGCGTATGTCCAAGGGCATGAAGGTCACTTCCCCTGCGGTTCGTGTGTTACGTTTTGACACCTCTGCATCTGAGTATTTGCAGATCGGAGCCCAAGAAAATGAAGATCGAGACGGTGACGTACGGGATTAACTGGAAGAACTTCAAGCGGGGGTACAGCTTTTTTGTACCCTGCGTTAACCCAAGAATGGCGAAAGCCGAAATCAGCCGAGTCACACGCCGCCTTGGATTCAAGACTGTCACCAAAGTCGTGATTGAAGAGGGGGTACAAGGCTTGCGAGTGTGGCGGGTGTAGCCTATACTTGAGTTGCTGGTAAGCAGTTGCCAGCTTTCTCCTCGGGATTGTTTGCTCATTCCTCCCTGTTACCCCGGCCTAGCGCCGGGGTTTTTTTCAGTCCTTCTTGGCTTCACGCTCAAGAGTTTCAGTGGAGGCTTCGAGCAACTCGGCCAGATGCGGGTAGAGTTTCTTGTCGACACGGAACCCACGATCAGACATGCCCCGAGCCTTAGCCCGACGCTCAAACAGTTTCTGGATTTCGTCGGCTTTCATGGCCATGGACGGGTAACGCCAGCCGTACTTCACCAGCTCGTCGAGTGCCTTTTGGAAGCCCTCGTCTGAGCCCAGCTCCAATTCACGATCGAGGCGGTTGGTGAGCTTTTGCTTCTCTTGCAAGACCTTGACACGGATGGCTTCAACCTTGAAGTTGTCCTCTTGCTTCTCGGCCAACCCCTTGGTGCGGAAACCCAAAGCCTGCGCCGCAATCTGTCCTGCGGTGAACTCGTCAGCACCTTTGATTTCTGCGCCGGTTTGAGTGAGTGCGCCTTCTTTGGAGAACCGATA